GCTTCTAATGCTGATACCTCCTTTGCATATACTTTACGAGCGGTAGGGTTGCTTTCTAATGTAGGGGTCTTTATCAACTCTTTACGGGCACTATTTGCTAAAGCTTTCATAGAGTTAGCATAATCAGCATATAATAACTCCATTTTATGTCTATTAACTGAAACCAATTCATTTGCATCTTTTGCTTCAGCCATTCTTGTTGAGTCTTGGGTACGAGCTTTCTTGCGATACTTAATAGTACCATCTTTATTAGTAAATGTTATTTCACCAGTCTTTTTGTTTATATGCATTACTGGGTCATATTTTGCTCTCTCTTCAGGGTCTCTTAAACTATATTTTATTTTCTTTCCATCCGAAGTAACAATGGTATTAATACCTGTTTTTTTATCTAATTTACTCTCAGCATAATAAAGATCTTTTGGTTTAGCTTTTGTATATATTAAAGAACCCTCTGGTTGATTAGGATCATACCAAGATTTTCCCTTTTCATTGATTTTAGGTTGTCCTCTACGTTTTTCAACTTGTACTACACCTTTAGATCGAGATACTATAGTAGATGCTCCACCAATCTTAATATTACCATTTTCGTCAATAGTTCTTTGATATTTTTGTTTAAGCTCTTTAATATTATTATCGATTTCACTTCTTCTATAATCTAATTTATGTTTTTCAGCATCTATAACAACCATAGAATGTCTGACTGCTCTAGCTAATTCGTCATCGGTAGCTCCAAGTAATGTCATATCAGTAATTAAATTTGATATTACACCCATTTGATTATCGGTATTTTTCATTACTTTAAATTCTTTACCTTTTCTATAATAATGTGTTTCACCATTCTTGTCAACTTTAGGTGGCTCATCATATTGATATGATTTACTATCAAAACCAATAAGACCATCCAATTGAGGTCTACTAGATATCTTGACTTTACCTTGTTTATCATGAGTTGGTATTACCATAACAGTATCACCATCAAAATCAGCTCCTGATAATCTATCAGCAACTTTCTTTGTTATACCAATAGCATCTATACTATCTGTTCCAATAACAGTTCTAGCATTAGAATTTTTATTATTAACAGTAAGTATAGGTATTTCAAATGTTCCACCATGTGGATATCTTATTAATGCTACTTTTGTTCCTTCTTTATATTGAGGTGCAAATACTTCATCATCTTTAAGACTATTGATTGGTATAATAACATGATATTTTTGTCCAGGTAAAGCAGCAGCTTTTAAATCAACAGCAGCGGAATCACATTGTTGAGCGAACTTTTCTAAATAATATTTTTTAATAGTGGGATTAGTTAAAGATTTAATTTCATCAAACTCTGCAAGTTTATCTGCTTTTGCCAAATCCAATTGTTTTTTAGCCATATAACTAGTTTGTTTAGATAGAAATTGTGATGGCAAAGCATCTTTCCATTCAGTCCAATCACCTTGATCAGATCTTTTATTAATTAACCCAAGTTTCTTTTTGCCTGTTTTTGGATCAACATACCAATATTGACCACCTTGTTCAGCATCTTTTATAGCAGATCCAAAAGGATTATCTGGATCATTTTTAATCTTTTTAAATGCGTCTTCTCTATTCTTTTTATTAGAATTAAAAACTATATCATATCCATCAGGAATATTATCTGAATAAACAGCCATTCCTTTAAGATATTTATCTTTATCAACAAGAATACGAACTTGTGCATATCTAGATTCACCTAAAGATAAATCAGGAACACCTCTTCGTATTTCAATTAAACCATCTTTAGATTCACCAGTAAGACCATCTGGTCCAACTTCATCTTTTAACATTACCTTGATTCTTTTCGAATCCATACTAGCTGGATAATGAAATTTCTTTTCATACGATTCTCCACCATCTCTACTAATATATTCTTTTAAAGTTTTAATTCTATCGTAATCATAAATATCTTTTGGTATTTTTCCAGGTTCTACACTAGATGCTATGTCTTTGTCACATAATACTTTTTGAGTTGTTTGCTTGTTTTTATTTGTAGGCTGAGGTATTCTGTTACTATATACTCCATAGCCTTCACTTTGAAGCATGTATAAAGCAGTGTCAAATTTAGTTCTAGAAATGTTTAAATCTCTCTCAACATCTACACCAACATCTATCATTTTCTTTTCTTTAACTTGTTCTTTTAAGAAATTAGCTGTTTCTTTAGCTGCTAGCATATTCTTTTTAGCTTCTTCGTTAAATAAAGATCTAACACTAGATTCTGAAATACCCATACGTCGACCTATTTCTGTGTTATTAAGACCTTCTTTATCTCTCAATCTTTCTGCTGTAGCGACTTGATTAATTCTTCTTTCGTTAACACATAATGTTTTTTCCATACGATATTCTCTTACTGATAATCCAAAATCTCTTTCAATATTAGCTGGAGTTTCTTTCCAACCTTTTCTTTTTAATTCAGAAATTCTACCTAAAAAATCCATAGAATGTTGATAAGGATCTTCTCCAGAACCCCAAGGATATCGTCCTGAACGTCTAGGCATTCCATAATGCTGAAGAAACTCTTCATCAGACATTTGGGCTGAACCAATATAAGATTGAATTTCTTTTGCTATACTATTCATTCTTACATCCTCCCTTCATTTTCTATAAGAATGTTATTTAAGTGAACTATTTTATCCATAATCGGTACAATATCTTCAGCTGTAGGATTGTGAACTATCACTTCATCATTCTGATAGATTCTTAGTTCAATTTCTATTTCACTTGGTTTAATTTTATATTCTAAACAAAACAAAGCAGCATATATTTCTAACTGCTCCATATGTGCTGGTTTAGTGCCAGTCTTTAAATCATGAATTCTTAGGACTTTATCTCTAAAACAAATAGCATCTGTTGTGCCAAAGAAATAATCAGAGTAAAAGAGAACAACTTCAGGTGTCATTTTAAACCCAATTGCATCATTTACATAATTATAAATAGTTTTCTTTGAACGCGGTTGTTTAATTCCTAATTGAATTGTATTTTTTGCCCATTCATGCAATATAGTTCCAACTTCAGCAGCACGAAGATTCTTATAAACTTCAACTGCTTTGTCATCATCATAACGTAACCAACTAGATTTACTAGCGCCAAAGGGTGCATGAAGCCCTTCTAGATTTTCATGTTTGTTAAATACCATAAACTAATATCCTTTCATAAACTAATCATTGAAAAATTCTATAAGTTCTTTTAAAGTTTGTTCCTTATTTTCAGGATAAATAAATCTTGAAAAGGACATGTCGTCCATTTTATTAACATAGTATTCCTGATTAGGCTGTTTGCTAGCCTTTGCATTTCTTTTATTTTCAAGTGTAGCCCATTTTTTGTTATATAATATTAATAAATCTGGTATACCTTGAATATCATTTGCATCAAGTTTAGTAACTATGCATCCTGGAAATCTTTCTTTAAGTTCCTTTTTTAAATCTGATTGGAATTTATTTTCTTTTATCATTAAAAATAAAACTCCTTTCTTATTAAGATTTAAACGAAGAGAATAGGTCTGCGAAGTTTAATTTTCATTAAAAACCGCCGATTATTTCC